ATTGATGAGGTAATCAATCACGACAATGATTATAATTTTGATTATTTTGCTTGGAGGTCACTTTCTGAAATGTATTTGTTAAAACTACCAAATGGGAAAGTTATTGAAAGACCACAACATATGTACATGAGAGTTGCTCTTTGGGTGACAAATACATTTGAAGAGGCTATGGAATATTACCAAGCTTTATCCACCCAAAGAATATCTCCGGCAACCCCAATTATGATTAATGCGGGAACAAAGGTTCCACAATTGGCGTCTTGTGTTCTTCATTATAACGATTCAGATTCTCGTGAAGGTTTGTTAAATACTATGAGAGACATCTCAACCTATTCATCGGACGCTGCGGGTATCGGACTATCAATGTCTAACATTCGTAGTAAGGAGAGTCGTATAACATCTTCAGGTGGATATGCAGGAGGATTGTTGAAGTATTTGAAGATTGTTAATGAGTCACTTCGTTTCTTTAATCAACAAGGACGTAGACCTGGTTCTGCGGCAATTTACTTGGAACCTTGGCATAAAGATATTTTTGATTTATTGGACATTAAAAAGAATACAGGTGCTGAGGAATTGAGAGCTCGTGATTTATTCACCGCACTTTGGATTCCTGACAACTTTATGAACGCAGTTAAGAATAACGAAGATTGGTATTTGTTCTGTCCTAACGATATTGTTAAATCCGGTATTAAACCATTACAAGAGTCTTATGGTGATGAATATGAAAGTAACTATAAGAAAGCGGTTGAGTTAGGTCTTGGTAAAAAAGTTAAGGCTCAAGAAATTTGGAATAAGATTATTGAATCTCAAATTGAAACTGGTGTTCCATATCTTTGTTCTAAAGACAATGCTAACAAAAAGACAAATCATCAGAATATTGGTGTAATTAAACAATCAAATCTTTGTAATGAGATTTACCAATATACTGACGAGAATACAACTGCAATCTGTACTCTTTCATCTATGGTGTTAAAGAACTATGTAAAAGATGGTGAGTTTGATTTTAATGGGTTATACGAAGAAACTCGTAAAGTTGTAAGAGCGTTAAACAAAGTTGTTAACATCAACAATTACTCAACTGAAAAAGGTCGTAAGGGTGGACTGGAACAAAGAGCAATTGCTATCGGAACACAAGGACTTGCTGACGTATTCTATTTGATGGATTACATCTTCACATCTGATGAAGCTCGTAAGTTGAATAAAGAGATTTTTGAAACAATCTATTTCGCGGCAATCACTGAAAGTAACAGATTGTGTATGGATGGTAAGTATGAACCATACGCTCACTTTGAAGGGTCACCAATGTCAGAAGGAGTATTCCAATTTGATATGTGGGGATTAAAAGAAGATGAGTTATCAGGAAGATGGCCTTGGGGAATTCTTAAACAGAATGTTAGTAAATATGGTGTTTGTAACTCATTATTTACGGCTCAAATGCCTGTAGCATCTTCAGCGAAGATTACAGGTTCATATGAAATGACAGAACCCGCTCACTCAGCAATCTTTAACAGACGTGTAGTTGGTGGAGAGATTATGATTGTTAACAAGTATTTGATTAATGACTTTGAAAAGATTGGAATTTGGTGTGAGGATTTGAAAAACGAAATCATAATGAACGAAGGTTCAATCCAAAACATTAATTTCAACAACTACCTTGACCAAGAAGATAAGAAGTACAATTCAAAAGTTAAAAGAATTGAACACTTAATTAACAAGTATAAAACAATTTGGGAAATCTCACAAAAGTCATTGATTGAAATGGCGGCCGACAGAGCTCCGTTTATTGACCAATCACAATCAATGAATATCTATATGGGTAACCCAACATTGTCAAAGATTTCATCTTCACATTTCTACGGATGGGAGAAGGGGTTAAAAACACTTTGTTATTATGTAAGAACAAAGGCTATCTCAACAGGGGCTAAACATTTGGCGATTGATACTTCAAAAATTAATAAACCAAATCCTACACCAGAACCACCAAAGGTTGACTACAGTTATATGAATTTACCTCCAAAACCTGAAAATAGTGATTTTGATTGTTTTGGTTGTTCATCTTAAACTTTTAAAACATCCGATGTGTTATCCCGAGCTAGGTCGGGATTTTTTTTGTTTATAAACTATTTATCAGTATGTCTAATATTATTCAGGAAGAAATTGAGAAAATAAGAAAAATGATGCTTTTGGAAGATTTAGTACAAGAGGATGGAGCAAAAAAACTAAAAGAGACTTTAGACATTTTAAAAAATAAGAAAAAAGTTTTATTGTTAAGTTGTTCAAATAGGTTTAATTGGGACCCTAAAAAAGTCGATGTCCCTAAATCAAAATTAATTGCAATGTATTTGAATGAAGAATTAGGTGATAAATCAGTTTTCATTGATGTTTCAGAACTCAAAATTTTTCCTTGTGAAGGAAATGTCTCAAGAAAAGAAGGTAACACTTGTGGACTTTTAAAGGCATTACTTAAAGATGATAAGAAGAATCCTTCAGGATATCACAGATGTTGGGCTAGTTTAAATAATAAAACAGATGAACTTTGGAAGATATCCAAAGAACTTTTTGAGTCCGATGCTGTAATATTCTTTAGTTCAGTAAGATGGGGACAGGCTAATATGTTTTATCAAAATCTGATTGAAAGATTAAATTGGATTGAAACCCGACATACTACTTTAGGTGAAAAAAATATAGTTGAAGACATTGAAACAGGATTTATTTGTGTTGGACAAAATTGGAATGGTGAGAATGTCACAGAAACTCAAATGGAGGCTCACAAATTCTATGGATTTAAACCAAATAAGAAACTATATTGGAATTGGCAATACACAACAGATGTTAATGACGAAAGTAAATCTTCTTACAAAAAGTCCCACAAAAAATTCATTGACGATATGGGACTATGAGGTAGGCTATTATAGGTACAACTCAAAAGAAAAACCAATTGTGGATTGTTTAAATTATTATCCAATTAACGATTTTATAACAGAATATTTGTTGAAACAAAAATTTGTAGAATTTGAATACGAAAACAACAGTCCAAAAACTATTAATGGTAAAATTATTGTTTTGATTTGACCCAATACATATTGGGATTTTTTATTTTATTTAAAATTTTACAACATTATATTTATGTAATATGCCAAGCCCAATAACATACGGTATTAATTTTCCATTTAGAGATTCTCCATATGGGTTCTATTTAGATTTGTCAGAAACTTCTGATGAGGAAATTAGAAGTAGTTTAATCCATTTAATTTTAACTAGAAAAGGTTCAAGGTATTTTTTACCTGAATTTGGTACAAGAATTTATGAATATATTTTTAATCCATTAGATGGACTTTCTTTTGGGGACATTGAAGCAGATATCAGAACTGCTTGTGAAACTTACATGCCAAATTTATTAATCACGTCTGTTAAGGTTTATGCCGCAACAGATGAAGAATTTGATAAAGTTGTACTTAGTAATGGGGCAGTTATTAACAATACGTATAATGTACCTGGACAAGGGGTTAGAGACTATACTGCAAAAGTTAGGATTGATTATAAAATAAAAAATAATACTTTTGCAAGTAGTGATTTTATTATAATTAATATTTAATAGAAATATGGCAAACAAAAAAATATCATATACAGTAAAAGATTTTGAAGCAATAAGAACTGAGCTCATCAACTTTACAAAAACTTATTATCCGACAGTAGTTCAAAATTTTAATGACGCTTCAATTTTCTCAGTTATGATGGATTTGAATGCCGCTGTGACTGATAACCTTTATTACAATATTGATAGAAGTATACAAGAAACTGTATTACAGTACGCTCAACAAAGGTCTTCTATTTATAATATCGCAAGAACTTATGGTTTAAAAATACCTAATGTTAGACCATCAGTTGCAATACTTGATATTAGTATTACTGTACCTGCATTAGGTGACCAAGAAGATTTAAGATACTGTGGATTTTTAAGAAGAGGTGCTCAGTTTATTGGTGGTGGTCAAGTTTTTGAAACTGTGGATGATGTTGATTTTTCATCACCATTTAATTCATTAGGTAATCCTAATAGATTAAAAATACCAAATTTTGACAATAATAATAATTTAATAAATTATACCATTACCAAAAGAGAAACTGTTGTTAATGGAACAACTAAAGTTTTTAGACGTTCAATTAACGCTCAAGACGCTAGACCTTTTTTAGAGGTATTTTTACCTGAACAAAATGTTTTGTCAATTACAAGTGTGATTTTAAAAGATGGTACAAATTATAATGGTATACCTTCTTACGATGATTTTTTAACTCCTGTAAATAAATGGTATGAGGTAAATTCTTTAGCTGAAGACAGGGTATTCATTGAAGACCCAACTAAAGTTTCTGACAAACCTGGTGTTAAAGTTGGAAGATATATAACAACTAATACAAGATTTGTTTCGGAATATACTCCATTAGGTTATTGTAAATTAACATTTGGTGGAGGTAATACTTCGGCGGATGATTTATTGAGAGATTTTGCGAGAAATGGAACTCCATTGGACTTATCAAGATACCAAAATAATTTTGGATTAGGGTCAACATTAAAATCAAATTCAACACTATTCATACAATATAGAATTGGTGGAGGTTCAGGAAGTAATTTGGGTGTAAATGTTATTAATCAAATAGGTACAGTTACGTTTTTTGTGAATGGTCCTAGTCAAACAATCAATACAAATGTAGTTAATTCTTTGTCATGTAATAATGTGACAGCAGCAATTGGAGGGTCTGACGCACCAAGTATTGAAGAGGTTAGAAATTATGTTTCTTTTAATTTCGCGGCACAACAAAGAGCGGTTACAATTAATGACTATCAGTCTTTGATTAATACAATGCCATCTAAATTTGGGGCACCAGGTAAAGTTGCAATTGTTGAAGAGGAAAATAAAATTAAAATTAAAGTATTATCATATGATAGTACAGGAGCTTTAACTAGTTTGGTATCAAATACGATACAACAAAATATTGCAAATTATTTATCAAATTATAGAATGTTAAATGATTATATTTCTGTAGAATCTGCTCAAGTAGTTGATTTATCATTTCAAATCAGTGCGGTTTTAGATTCAAGTCAGAATCAAGGTAACGTTATCTCTTCTATAGTTGAGATTGTATCAACGTACATGAGTCCTGCTAATATTGAAATGGGTGAGAACGTATATATTTCTGAAATAAAAAGACAAATACAAAGTCTAAATGGGGTTATAAGTGTTACTGAAGTTTTAGTGTTTAATAAAGTTGGTGGAGAATACTCTTCAAATCAAACATCTATGAGTTACAGTAACTCATCGACAAAACAAATCTCGTTAGTTGATGATACATTATTTGCGGAACCAAGTCAAATTTATCAAGTAAGATTCCCAAATAGGGATATAACAGTACAAGTTAAAAACTTTAAAACTGTCAATTTCTCGTAATTTATTTATTTTTTTAAAATAGTTCATAAACTATTTATTAAAAAAATAACATGAATTCGTCATATAGAGTAAGAACGCAGGTCGGTGTAGATAAATCAGTTCAAGTTGATTTACAACAAGATTTTGAAACTTTAGAAATTTTGTCTCTTAAACTGTACCAAAGAGACATCTACACTAGAGTCTGTTCGGACTATGGAGTTATTTGCGGTAGGGTTTTCGCTAATAATGGGTTTGGGGTACCAAATGTAAAAATTTCATTATTTATTCCTTTAAGTGATGAAGATTCAAGAAATCCTGAAATTGCAAATATATACCCATTTAGTAATATTTCTAATTTAGATGTTAATGGTTACAGGTATAATTTATTACCTAAAGAAGAATCACATTCAGGTCATGTCCCAACGGGAAGTTTCCCAACAAGAGAAGAAATTTTAAAAGAAAAAAATTATTCTGAGGTATATGATAAGTATTATAAATTTACTGTAAAAACTAATGATTCTGGTGATTACATGATTTTTGGAGTCCCTGTTGGGTCATTCACAATATTTTTAGATTTAGATTTAAGTGATATTGGGCAATTCTCACTAAACCCACAAGATTTGATAAGAATTGGATTGGCGACTGAAGGACAAGTTTCAGGAGTTAAATTTAATGCGTCAACTAACTTAAATAGTTTACCTCAAATTATAAGTTTAACAAAACAAGTTGAAGTGTTACCTTTGTGGGGTAATCAGGAAATTTGTCAACCATCTATTACAAGAACAGACTTTGATTTAACTGCTGAGGCAAATATTGACCTGACGCCTACTGCGGTATTCATGGGTTCAATTATGAGTACTATTGATGAAGCAAAAATTGATAATAATTGTAAGATAGATAAAAAAGTTGGAGATTTTTGTAGTTTAGTAACAGGACCTGGACAAATATTAGCAATAAGACAAACAATCAATTATGATACTGATATAAATTCTCAAACATTTGGTTTCCCTCAATTAGAAAAATATAATTTACAAAATGATGGATATGTCATAGATGAAAACGGAGCTTGGTTACTTGAGGTACCAATGAACTTAGATTATATCTATACAAATGAGTTTGGGGAACAAGTAATATCTACTGACCCGACAATTGGGGTACCAACTAAAGGGAAATATCGTTTTAAAGTAAAATGGAATCAATCACCTTCATTATCTGAACAAACAAGAAGGGCGTATTTTTTAGTACCTAATGTTAAAGAATGGGGATGGGGAGAACCTGGGAATACATATAACGATGATGAGAACCCAGCATTTTATCCTGAGTATTCTACCAACGACAATTATTTAAGATACCAACAGTCATATGCATTCAGTTTAGATTGGTACGATTACGGAGACCCTACAACATCTGAGGGATTAGAAATGATACAAGATGCGATTAATTGTGAAGATAGATTTTATTTGTTTGAATTTAAAAAAGTTTATACTGTTTCACAATTAATGGATAAATACAAAAATGGTAATAGACTAAGATTTATAGGTATAAAAAATATTCTTAATGATGAATGTAGTGCTGAAAATAACAAATATCCTGTAAATGACGCGTACAGAGGTAGCAATATAATGTTTTTAATGTTTAGATATTTGTTATCAGTAACAAAACTTTTATTATTCCCACTGATTGTTGTAATGCATGCAATTTCATTGGTTTTGTATATTGTAAACTTTATATTACAAATAATTGTTTGGTTAATTTACGCTCCAATTTATTATTTTATCGCCGCGGTTGTTGCGGTAGTTAATTTCTTATCACCTGGGGCTCCGTTAAATAATCCATTAAAAAAGACCCCTGCTGAACTATCAAGAATTATTTGGGACAAATTAAGAATAAAAAAAATACCATTACCATTATTATTACAATCTGAAAATGAATGTACTTTTTGTGAATGTAAAGAAGGTGAAGACTCTCAAGAATATACAAACTCAGCGGCTGGAGCACTTCTTTCTGAATTAGGAAACAGTTGTCATTTCCCATTAAATGATGGTGGTGCGGTGACTCCAACACTTGATATACCTGG